AATAATAAGTTCGTTGGTAATCATAGATACAATCCTCTATTCCACAACTTTCTTCAAAAGAATCTTTTCCTGAAATCCACCACGTTTTTCAGCTTTCGTTGCACGTAATGTTTCCAGCTCTTCAATTGAATATCCCCTTGCAATTGCTGCAGCATGAATCACTTCAAGTAAATCCGCAAGTTCTTCTAAATTTTGATCCTTATGATACTCTGCTAACTCTTCATCTAACTTCGCATCAATCATTTTCAGATAATCTTCATCCGATAAAATCTCTATTTCACAAGTCTTTCCATCTAATTCAATAATCTCAGGAATCTTATCCCTTACTAACTTGTTATACACAATCTCCTTCACTATATATCCACTCCCTAAAGCCACAATTCTTTGCCGACTCATATACCGGTCTGATAACATGATCTAACCTATTTTTGAATTCCGTCTCAGATAATCCATCCACATACAATTGATTTCTTATTTCCTGATTATTCAAATGATATGGTGCTATTTTGTTAAATTCCTTGGCTACCATCTCGTTCTCAGCCTTCATACGATATGCCTTATATTCTATTTCACCCAATCCATCAAAATATAGTGTCCAAGATGGCAACAGATTACTCTTGCTACTATTAATTGACCTTGTTGTCGGATGAAGGTTCCAAAGCTCGTCATGAGCCACATACTGCCATGGGACAAAATGATCTATTGAAATAGTTCTATCCGAAAGATCCACATCTCCATATATATCATGCAGGCTTGGATCAATCTGAATAATCAACTTCCAATATTTCCTCACACGTTCAATATCTCTTGCTACTGGCGGTTCAATCTTATCTGCAATTCCGGGGACACTTGGATTCTTATTCTGCAAATACTGAATGAGTTTTAACTGAGTCCAACTTTTTAATATTTCTTTATGTTTATTCAAATATTCAGCCCAGGAACTATCCACTTCGATAACAGTTCCAAGACCACTTATTAACAAAAAGTAATACATCAAACGTTTCTGTCTGTTAATTTCATCAGTAAGGTTTTTCTTTGGACCAGACCACATACTTTTGTCTATAGTGATGTCATCATAAAAAGGGACCTGCAGACGATATGGAACATTCAAAGTAAGATCTGCTTTGTACTTTCGAATCTTCTTATCTTCTGTTGTCTCCAAAAAGCTAATAATCTTCTCTCTTTTCTCAGAAGATGGGAAATGATAAGTGTCAAATATATACTTAACTACTTCCTCCAAATTGTCTGTAATTCCAAGTGGTCCAAGTCTAAGATGATACTCTGTAACCATATACCAGGCGTCTGCTATCATTTCATTGATCAATTCATCAAAGGTGAATTGACTGTGTTCAGAATCTATCTTCGAAAGAATAGCCTGAAACCAGAAAAACTTATAACAGTTAGTCGTATTATCAAACAATCTGCTGAGATAGCCTATATTCAATTCTTCAGAATACGGTAACCGCATAGCACATACTCCTAAAGATTTTGTTTTATCTTATCAATCAATGTAAGATCAGCTGGCAACCATTTAACAGAATCTATCGTATCCTTTGTTAACCATTTTGCATCTTCAGCTTCCTTTAGTTCAAGATTACCTGATACCACCTCAGCCCAGAAACAGTCCATGGATAAGTGAAAATCTGGATAATCATACTCGACAGTATCTATCAATTCACCAACTCGGATTTCAGTATCTAATTCTTCTCTAATTTCACGAACTAAAGCCTGCTGCGGAGATTCACCTTCTTCGATTTTTCCACCGGGGAACTCCCACCAGCCTTTATATTCACCGTAGCCTCTTGCGGTAGCAAATATCCGATCTTTATCCCTAATTACTGCTGCAACTACTTTTAATTTTTTCACAAGACTTTACCCCACAACAAGCTTATTAGTTTTCTTTAAGTATTTAGCCGGAATCACATCATCCAAATGCCAGGTAATACTCATAGGTTTATTTCCTATATGCTTTATATAACTTGCAGTCCCAAGAAATGTATACGGTGCAGTACCAAATTCATCCTGTTTAAATTCTCTCACAAACAATAAAACTTTAGTTCCCATCTGTCTGTGATGAATATACCTTTGTCCTGTAGGGGAAGTATCTGATGTTGCGTTCTGACTCTGCCAGTGGAACAACTCCTCATTAATAGAATAGTCTTCATACATTGTTGTTGGAGAGTAATCTTTATCTGATTTATTAAGTGTAACCATGAATACATCTAATTTTTTCTCCGGTAACCACTTAACACCTTCACGCACATTGTTCGGAGTCATATAATCCATAGCAATTAATAGTTGATCTCTTGTATATGTACAATGAACATCCAATGGGCAATCAAATCCAATTCTCACTTCTCTGTCTATAAAATCGATATGTTCCAAATTATAAGATAGAAGCTCAATTATCTCATCCACCATGATTGGACTTTTAACTAAATTTTCTATATTCTTAATTGTTTCCGAAGAATTCCAATCTGCAGCTTTATTCCAAATAGACACATAAAACATCTGCATCATTCTTTGTTCCATCTGACTCATATCTCTTATCTTATTAATAGAAATATCTTTCAGATTATTAATCAAAAACTTTATCCACCTCCTAGAATCTATAGCCACAATTTTTCCAAAGCTCTTCGTGATGGCATCTTCAATCGGTTCAGAAAAATTTGACTTTACCCCAGCAGCGACACATAATCTGGAAAAAGAATAATTTTTATATATATTTTTCAGTGGAATGTGATAGTAAGAAACAAAATTGGTCATCGTAAGAGGTAACTCCGTATCCTCAACGAAAGTTTTAATTTTGCTAATCAATCCATTTTTATCACCAAATGATTTCTTTATATTCTCTAAGATTACCTCTGTAGCCTTCCGTTCAAGCTGGATATAGCATCCTTTTGGAAGAGACACAAAGCCATTCTTAACTTCATATTGCACACTATGGTTTGTATTTGCCAAAAGTGCTGCAAATTTTTCCTCAAAATTATATTTCTTATTTGCCTGGCCAATAAAGTCAAGAACAGTTAGACAGTCTTTTCCTTCTGATAATCTTAATCCACGACCTAACTGTTGCAAGAAAACAGTCAGCGATTCTGTTGGACGCAAAAACAATACTGTATCAATCTCTGGAATATCCACACCCTCATTGTACAGATCAACGACAAAGATAAATTTAATTTCTCCCGAAATCAGTCTTTGTTTCGCGGTTTTTCTCACATGATCACCTGAATCTTTATCAAGAGAAATACTACGTATTCCTTTAGAATTAAAGTATTCAGCCATAAACTGAGCATGTGCCACAGATACACAAAATCCCAACCCATGAACATCATTTATATCAGTAACATATCTATTAATAGAATTAATAATATGCCCAGCTCTTCTCTCCGCTATCACCCTATTAATAGAATAGATATTGCTTAATTCGGTCTTATCATAACCACCTCTGGTCCACTTTACTTCAGATAGATCAACCTCATCAGATATACCAAAATACTGAAATGGGCAAAGTAATTTTCTTTCAATTGCTTCCGGCAACCTGATTTCAGCAGCAATTCTGCCATCAAAATATTCTAGTACATCTTTGCCATCCATACGTTCTGGAGTCGCTGTTAATCCCAGTAAAATTTGTGGTTTAAAATGTGATAAAACAAATTGGTATGTCGGTGCTGCGGCATGGTGGAACTCATCCACGATTATGTAATCATAGTAATCTTCTGGCAGCTCTTCAAAAGCTTTCTGTTGAGATGCCATTGTCTGAATAGACATAAACAAATAATCAATATTCTCATCTGGCTTATAAGATCCAACAAATAATTCTCCAAAATTAGGATCCTTTAATACCGCCTGGAATACATCCCTGCTTTGCTTTAAAATTTCCTCTCTGTGCACCACAAATAGAAGTCTATTCTTTTTCCCAGTGTTTAGCTTACAAAATCTTCTATAATCAAATGCTGAGATAAGAGTCTTGCCAGTTCCCGCTCGTGTCAAGAGGTTGTCGGATATTTTTTATATTTTTTCACCACCTATAGTAAATCACATATCCCTCACCATTAAAAGCATAATATACCCCATATCATATATATCGGCAAAACAAAAGATGCTCCACATAAAGCAGAGCACCCACATAAAAATATTCTATTTTACAATCTTCCAAACAATCTCTATCTTATTCCCCGGCCATACATTTATCCTTTCCACGAACATATCTACCAGATCCTTTGTAAGCTCAGTAACAGATATCTGTTCATCCGTAAGAATAATTCCTTTATCACTTTCATCCAGCTTATCTTCCATCTGGCTTATCGCCTGCATCTGCTTTTGGATATTCTCCTGCAACCGCACTTCCATCTGCTCGTATGCTGCTTTCTGCTCTAGAAATAACTCCTTAGAGGTCATGCCAGACTTATAGCTTTCAAATGCTTCCATCTGATCTGCATAAAGCTTATCCAAAGAAGCCTTCATATCTTTAAGCCTTTTCTCTGCTTCTGCGACTTTGCCTTTGTCGTGTACTCGCTTTTCCTCTGCAAGCTTCTTGGTTTCTGCCTGCACATTAAATTCTTTTTGAATAGCCCCAAGGACTGCTGCCTCTATCTCAGTATCAAGAATGCTGTTCCTCTCATGCCAGTTACCTTTATCCAGATAAGTATGAGCACATTCAAACTTATCTCTACCGGTTCTTGAATGACGCATACCATGTTTGCAGATTCCACAAAACATTTTTCTTGAAAGGACATGTGCCGGATGAGTAGTTCTGACCTTCCTATTACGAAGCAGTTTTTCGCAAGCGGCCTTAAAATCCTTTTTTGAAATAATGGCTTCATGGTGCTTCTCTATCCGCTCCCATTCATCTCTATCCAAAACCTTCTTGGCTTTCCCTGCCACCTCTGTCTGCTCATATTTGTGGTAAATCATCGTCCCAATATAATATTCATTCTGCAAAATGTTTGAGATTGCGTTGGTAGTCCAAAGCTTCACGGCATCCGATTTTTTCTGACAGCTGTATCCTACGGTTCTCTTAAAGTATTCTGCTCTGGTCTCTATCCCCTCAGAATTCAAGGTCTGAGCAATTCCATATACAGTACCGCCATTCAGATAATCACTGAATATCCTTTTAACAACTGTTGCCGCTTCATCATCCACAATCAATTTATTCTTATCATCAGATGACTTCTTATATCCATACGGTGGAAGCGACCCCAGATACTTGCCCTGCTCATGGCGTGCTCTCATGGCGGTGGTTACCTTTTCTGATAAATCCTCACTGTAAAAGTCATAGAGGATTCCCTTAAAAGCAACATCGATTTCTCCAATACCACCTACATAATCATTACTGTCATAATTGTCATTGATGGCTATGAATCGCACTCCCATAAAAGGAAAAATCTGTTCAAGATATTTACCGGTTTCAAGATGGTCTCTGGAAAATCGGCTAATGTCCTTTACCACAATTGCTCCCACCCTATTTTCTCTGATCAGTTTAAGCAGTTCCTGCATTCCAGGTCTGTCCATATTCTTACCGGAATATCCATCATCTGAAAGCTCCACCTGCTCCATCTTTTTAAGTTCAGGTATTCCCCTGATATGCTTACGAATCAGGTCACGCTGATTCTTTATACTGTTGCTTTCATCCATACATCTGTCATCTTCCTTAGACAGACGAAGATACGTTACACATTTTGCCATCAGCTTTTCTTCCCCTTTCCGTATTCCTCAGACACATTTGAAAACCATTCCGTAAACTTCCACTGGATTTCAATAAAAGCATTCGGATATATGATGATTTTGTCTACCATCAGTAGCAGCAACTCCCTTGTCAGCTCAGTACGGCTCTTCATTTTATATATGGACTTGATGAGCTTTAATATATCAGCCAGCTCTTTTTCCTTCTTCTGATATTTACGCTCTGCCTCTTTCAAGGAATTCTGAAGCTTTTTAATCTGCACAGCCGATTCCTTTTGAAACACTTCCAATTCATCACGGCTTACATCACCAACCACATATTCCTCATATCGTCTGTTCTCTTCATACTCAACCTTTGCAATCTTTCCTTTGATTTTTGCTATATCCACTTCCAGAGGTTTCAGCTTCTTTGCAAAAGCATCCTCGCAAAAAGCAATCGCATCACCTTTTTCGGCAATAGCTGCAACCTGATTTTTCATGGCAATGAAAACCGTCTTATCAAGCTTCCACTCCATAATATTAGCCTTGCAGTAACCACGGTTGTTGATATCATAGGTGGCATTGCATTGGTAAAAATATTCTCTTACTAACCCCTTGCCTCTATCCTTGATTCTGGAACTCATAAGAAGCCGCCTTCCACAGTTACCACAAAACAGCAAATCGAAATACTTATCTTCCTTCATTGGAATATCTTTTCCTCTGTCAGAGTTAAAGCAGCTGTCCTTTACCTTCTTTTCAAAAATACTGCGAACCTTATCATAGGTTTTCTTATCCACTATAGCCAGATGCGTATTTTCCGTGATAATCCATTCCTCTTTATCCGTGAAATGCCTTTTTTCATTGTCACACAGTCTGGATCTTCGTCTGCCCTGCACAAGATTACCTATATAAGCTTGATTCCTTAAGATATTGCTGATAGTTCCCACATGCCATACCTTGACCTCATCACCCTCTTCCTGATAGAGGTGTCCGGTCTTAAGATATTGTCCCGGAATACTCAAATTTCGCTCCTGCAATTCAAGGGATATCTGTCTTACTGATTTGCCATCAACAGCCATCTGATATATCTCTCTGACAACTGCTGATGCCGCTTCATCAATAATGTAATGCCTGAGCGGATCCGTATTATCCACAAGATATCCATATGGAGCATTGGAGCCAGTAAACTTTCCACGCTCTATTTCCTGCTTACGGACAACGACAAGCCTTTTGGATACATCCTTGGCATACATATCATTAACAAGATTTTTGAGAGCCACCTCTAAAGCCTTATTCTCATTGCACTCATTATCCGTATCAAAATGGTCATTCACGGAAATAAAGCGAACTCCAAGGAATGGCAGGATAACTTCAATATAATTTGTAGTTTCCAGATAATCCCTTCCAAATCTGCTCAAATCCTTAACAACAATGCAGTTAATCTTTCCATTTCTGATATCATCCATCATTCTGTTAAAGGCAGGTCTCTCAAAATTAGTGCCTGTAAAACCGTTATCCACATACTCATAGCATTCCGCCAGTTCTGGATGTTTCCTCACATGTGACTTCATAATATCAAGCTGGCTTTCTATGGAATTGCTCTGCTTCGTGTTATTGTCCACTGACAATCTTGCATACAGAGCAGTATGATATCTTCTATCACCAACTACCGTGATTCCCTCAGTGGTTGCTGCAATAGCATTGAAACGATTTTTTGTTCTTGCCATTATCCCACCGCCTTATTTTCCGGATAAAATCCTATAGTTGAAACAATGTCCTTAAGCTTCTCCACTTCATCGGATGCCTTAAGCACAACCTCTATATCTCCATTGTCATGAATAAGGATACGGTCTACCAGTGTTACCAGAAGCACTCTGTCAAGCTGTCCAATATTTAACTGTTCCCTTAAAGCATTCAGGCCAGCACCACAGGAAATCCCTTTTTCAAATATCCCTTTAATGATTTTCTCCTGCTCAGAAATTGCATCCTGAACACGCATTGCTCTGTTGGTATATTCCTCTCGATACCGATTAAACTGAGTCTCGTTTATCAGACCTTCCTTCAAATCCTGATACAATGAGGATTTCAAAGTATTGCATTTGGTCAGTTCTTCTCGAAGCTTCACTATTTCAGCATCATGTTCAACAGCTGAATCAAAATCCACATGCATTTCATCCAGTCGCATGGCAACTGCCTGACTATCAATCAGAATAGATATCCATTCCTGCAAGCCTTGGAGCAGGTATTCAGTCAGTACTGTTTCTTTAATAGTATGGCGCTTACACTTACGATTTTTGTTATAGTTGGAACAAATATACGTGACTACCGTATTTCCGTTGCTATATGTATCCTGCCTGCGATTCATGCTTCTGCCACAATCTGCACAATAGATAAGACCTGCATATAAATAGGACTCCCTGGTTTCAGCAGCCTTAATCGTATCCCTGCCAAGTAACATCTGTACCGTGTCAAAAGTTCTCTGATCCACAATTGCATCATGAGCATTCTCAACCCTTATCCATTCTGACTTCGGTTTTTGAATCTCTCTTTTGACCTTGTAACTAACTTTGGTTCTTTTCCCCTGAGCAAGCACGCCGATATAAACTTCATCCTTAAGCATCCTTAGGACTGTCTGAGCTGACCACCTTGCCATGCCTGCACCATGAAAGCTTGTAGTATATTTCTGCCCCTGCTTCTTTTTATATTCAGATGGAGCAAGAATACCCGCATCATTCATATCCCCTGCTATTGCATTGGCACTCATACCACTGATTTTCTTTGCAAAAATATCCCTTACGATTCCTGCAGCATAATCGTCAGGTACAAGCATATTTTTATTATCCGGAGATTTCTTATACCCATATGGTGCAAAAGAACCTATGAATTCTCCCTTTTCCCTCTTAATCCCTTGGCTTGAACGAACCTTGGTAGATATATCTCTAGAAAAATTATCATTGGTAAGAGCCTTTATAGGCATAACGATATGTGTCTCACTGCCATCAGCGGTAAGAGTATCATAATGGTCATTGATTGCTATGAATCGGATTCCCTTTGCCTTAAACGTCTTAGCTATGTATGTTCCTGTCTCAATTCTCTCACGCCCAAAACGACTCAGATCCTTAACCACAATGCAATCAATCTCACCTGAATCAACATCTGCCATCATGCGCTTCATTTCGGGTCTATCAAAGTTAGTACCAGTAAATCCATCATCAATATAAGTTTCAACTAATTTCAGATCCGAATGCTTCTTTAAGAAGCTCATGCATATGGCTCTCTGGTTTGTGATACTGTTACTCTCTGATTTATCAAAGCCGTCTACATCTCCATCGCCTTTTGATAATCTAAGGTACACAGCTGTACGATATATTTTCTTTTCTTCTTTCATTCGGCACCCATCCTTTCATCAGAATCTGAGAGATGCCTTCCTTTCTGCATAACAGATAATCAAATCCGTCATTTTATCCTTACCGGAAAATGTGAATATGATTCTCCTATCGCCCATATCCTTCACATACCTATGTGAAGCAACTGTTTTTGTTTCTCTCAGTTCTTCATTTGTTGCTTCTGTAATCTGCCTCATTCCTGCCTCCAATCCAAAAGGCAGGAACACAAAAAGTCCACTCTCCACAAAAAGCAACCCATACATAATTACAGAAAGAGCCTATAAAGCGGCTTTGTCCTATTCAAATTCATGTATATTTGCTGATTATGGACAGCGGACTTTCACTGTCAAAATCTTACAGCATGGCATTGGCTGGATGCATTGCTGAACGCATTATGATGATAACTCTTTTACAATGCATCTTCCATGCCATAAAATATCATGTCCACTGCCTTTATCATTCACACCGATAAAATATATTTTCTAAGCTGTTCATTAAGCGTCGGACCTCTTTCTGCATAGGTACTTTTCACAACCACATCACCTACACGGTACAGGCATGGATTTCCGACCTTCTGCAGATAATCTTCTGTTCTTTCTTTCCCGTGGAGTTTAGGGTTAATCTGTACCTCTGATACATCCACCAGGCTTTGCGGATCTGCTGATAACCATTCTTTGTCTGACATAAGGCATTCCCCCTTTCATCCTTTACCGAAAAATTCAACCCCCTTGAATTTCCGATAGCATGAAAGCGAAAAGACTAAAGTCAGAGAACGCACAAAAAAGACCTGCAAACATTGGATAATTCCAACATTCACAGGCCTTGCTACATATCTGCTATCAAATTATAAATTTCTGAGATAACTCTCCAGACAATCCTCCAGAGTTTCCCCAGTATCCAAGAAACTGGTTTTTACAACAGCTTCACCACATCGGAAACAATAAGGATTCTTTATCTGCTCCACAAAACTACGAACCCTCTCTTCTAATGGTAAATTTCGGTCAATACATACATTCCGAATATCAACCAAATCATCCCTATTAACTGTACGAATATCAACACTTTTCATTTCTTCCACTGTCATCATGATATGCTTCCTCCAATATTTTTTTGGTCAAAAAAATAGGACTAAGTTTGAAAAGTCTCTCTCACTAAGCACCTTAATGATAACAAATACAAGTAATATCTTCATTGACATAATACTTATGGCAGACTCTCATAATCCACAGTTCTAATATCAACCACTTTCATTTCTTCGATACCTATAAAAAAG